GATTCTAATTATAAAATATATTTTAGAATCAGTTGTTGGTCAAGTAAAAGGTATGCATGCCATCATAACTGCATTAGACAACAGAGTAAAAACCATGAACCATGATATGATAAAACTAGATTTACTCATATCACATTCTTTAAATTTAAAACCAGATGAGGATAGAATATCTAGAGCAGATGGTAAAAATGATGCGAGGCGTGATTGATGCAAAATGCTTGGATAATTGATATTCTAAAACAATATGGATTTGCAACAATTGCTGCAGTCGGTATGGGTTGGTTTATATATTTTATATACAAATATGTGACAAGAGAAATCAAAGTAAAACTAGGTGAAATGAATGTTGTTCTAATTGCTCTCATTGATAGGGTGAGAATGTTAGATAATGATATTATTAGACTAAGAAGTAAGGTTAATACTGTCTTAGAATTGAGAGAAAAAGAGAAAAAAACCCCAACTCGAAAGAGAAATACATAAGTCAATTATTATAAATACAAGTATGATAACACTAGAATTTAAAAAAATAGTGTTAGTATCCTTTCTATTATGCCTTTCCTTGATAAATACTAGCACGGCAAGTGAACTAACTCACAAATTTGGTAATCCGTCTTTTAGTAAAGAGGGATATTCTCAACATGTGCTTTCTATAGAACAGTTGCAATATACCAGAGAAAATGATAGAGTTAAAGATATGAAGTCTGCTTTATCTCAAGCAGAGAGAGATGAGAAAAATAAAACAATTAATAAATTCATTGCCAATGTGGAGAGCCGTATCTATGCTAACTTATCTAAACAGTTGGTTGATAATATGTTTGGTGAGGGTTGTACAACCGATTGTGCAACAAGTGGAACAGCAGAAGTAGAAGGTTCTCAAATTTACTGGGTAAAAGATACATCATCAGAGATGATAACTTTGACAATAACTGACCCAACAGGAACAGTATCAACATTATCTGTACCAGTTGGTGACTTTATATTTTAAAAAATTATGAGTTGGACTTATGTATTAATATTGTTGGCAGGAATGTGTTTGTCTGGTTGTTCGACAACAATGGGGAGTTTTGTTGAGTATTCCGAAAAACCTTACACAGAATCTTCTAGGACAGGAGATTTGTTAAGAGGAATACCTGATTTAGACCAAGAAAAAATAACCATTGCGATTTATGATTTTCCTGATAGAACAGGACAGAGAAAACCTAACACTAAGTTTTCTCAATTAAGTACGGCAGTAACACAAGGCCCAGAGGCGTATTTGATAGACGCTCTTAAAAAAGTAAGTGGTGGTGATTGGTTTATTGTTGTAGAAAGAAAAGGTTTACAGAACCTAGTTAGAGAAAGACAGCTAGTTAGGTCTACAAGATTAGAATATGATGGTGAACAAAAAGCAAACAATGTGTTAAAACCATTGATATTTGCTGGACTTATTATTGAAGGTGGTATTGTCAGTTACGATACTAATGTCGTAAGTGGCGGTGAAGGTGCAAGGGTATTCGGTATTGGGGCTTCCAAACAATATCGAACAGACCAAGTGGCAGTTGCCATGAGGGTAATAGCAGTACAAACAGGAGAGGTGTTGATGACAGTATCAGCAAACAAAACAATTGCAAGTTATCAGACTGGTGCTGATGTCTTTAGATTTTTTGATTTAAGAACTAAAGCTTTAGAAATAGAAAGTGGTGCAGCTGTAAACGAACCCATAGATTATGCTATCCGTTCTGCCATTGAATATGCAGTTTTGAAAATGGTTGAGAAAGGAGAAAAATTAGACTATTGGAAGTTCAAAAAATGGAGTGTAGAAGAATGAAAAAAATAATATCAATAATGATGTTGATGTTTATTTCGTTATCAGTATATGCTAATGACATTTATATAAACCAATCTGGTGCTACATTAGATTTAGATATTACACAAGATGGTCAGAATAACACAATAGGTAGTTCTGAAACAGCTTCTAGTGTAATTGGTGCCACAACAAACTTGGCGATTACACAAGTTGGTGATGATAATGTCATGACTTTTGATGTTAATGGTGCAACTTACACAGGTACATTCTCTGTAACAGGTGATAGTAACAATATAGACTTTAATTGTGATAGTGCTGGAAACAACAGTTCTTGTGGAACAGCTACAGCTTCTATCGTTTGGGTAGGTTCAACTAACGATATTGATGTAGACATTGGTGAAACATCATCAGCTACTAACGCAACAGTATCTATCACTGGTGCAAGTGGTAGTGACAGTAATGTCGTATTAGCTACAATAGATGGTACCTCAGCAATACTAACATTATCAATCGACGGAGATACAAATAATTTCTTAGTTGATATAGATGGTGATGGTGATGTGAATGGTCATACATATGTCCACACACATACAGGTTCTATCGCTGATGTAGATATAACTCAAAGTGGTATCTATGATAACATGATAACATTGACAACATCTGGTGATAATCACGATATAGACATAACACAAACAGACTAATGAAAAAATTTTTTATTATGATGTTGTTGTTTAGCACTAATGTTTTTAGTGCAACTATTGGTGATGTTATATTACAGGAAGGTAGCGGTATCGTAGAGAGAAAAGATGGTGGTGAGTTTTCTAGTAAAATAGACTTAGACATCTTCTCTTATGATACCGTTAAAACAGGCAAAGGTAAAACTGCCATTGAGTTTGTTGATGATACTAGAGTGGATGTAACAGAACACTCTAAATTGTTAATTGATGAATTTGTATATGACCCAAATACAAAAACAGGTGCTTTGTCTTTGAAAGCATCTTTGGGCACGGTAAGATATGCCTCTGGTCAAATTGCAAAAAATTCAAAACAAAATGTAATAATAAAAACACCGACTGCAACAATCGGTGTTCGTGGAACAGACTTTTCAATGACTATAGATGAAACAGGTAGTTCTACAATTATATTATTACCATCATGTGATACAAGTGGTAATTGTTATGTTGGTGAGATAGATGTAACATCAGACGCTGGACAAGTTATCATGAATCAAGCATTTCAAGCAACAGTCGTAGAAACACCTGACAGTAGACCTATGAAACCTGTAACACTAGACATAGATGAAAATTTAATTGGTAATTTATTAATCATATCAAAACCTAGAGAGATAGAAGAACAACAAACTAAAGAAAGATACGCAATAATTGCAAATGCACTAGATTTAGATTTTTTAGAGTTTGAAGAGTTAGATGTAGATTACTTAGAAGAGGAGACTGAAAATTGGGCAACAGGATTAGACATAGATTTTCTAGAACAAAATTTTTTGGCAGACATACTTAAACAAATTAATGAACAACTTGCTTTACAAATGAGAAATGAATTCGATAAAGAAAAAACAAAGACAGAGGTTAGATTAGGTAGAGACCCTGAGACAGGTATTACTTTATTAGATGAAGACCCAGACTGGTTGTGGAGTAGAGAAGACGCTGCTGGTAATAAAATCGAACTAAGACTAAACAAGGAGTATGGATATATCCTAAATATAACACAACAAGATTTTGAAATTATTGATTATGAAATAGGGGGTGTAGAAAATGATATCACAATTTATCAAGCTCAGTAGTTTACTACTACTGTTAAGTTTTTCAGCATATGCTAATGATGTAACTGTTACAATTACTACAACAGATGGTGGCACTTTTAATGTTGAGCAAGATGGTGAAGATAACAACATAGATTACGATATACAAAGTATGGATGAGTTTGTCATTAATCTAGACCAGACTGGTAACGATAATAATATTAATATAGATGTTGATGGTAGAACAAGTGTTGGTTCTTCCATGACTATAAATCAGACAGGTAATAACAAAAGTTATACAGGGAACCTTTATTGCGGTCATTCTTCTTGTTCATTAACTGTCAATCAATGAAAAAAATTATAACTCATTGGACTTTTGCGTTCATAACTTTACTCACTTTAACTTTTATTGGTTTACAAGAACCTTATGTCAAAGAAATATTAAAATTAAAATCATTTGATATTCTCATACAACAAGAAGAAAAAGAATTATCAAAAGATATTGGTGTTGTTACGATTGATGAAAAAGCTATTGAGAAGTATGGACAGTGGCCATGGTCAAGAGACAAAGTTGCAGAGATAATTTTAAAACTAAGACAGTCAGGTGCTGGTGTAATCATGTTACCTATACTATTTTCAGAAGAGGATAGATTTGGAACAGATAAGTTTTTTTCAAAAGTATTAATTAACAATGGTATAGTGATTGCACAAGTTGGTACATCACAAACTAATAAAAACTCTGTACCAAGAGGAGTTGCAAAAATAGGTGACCCATTACCTTATCTTTTCGAGTGGGATGGTATATTAGGTCCCATACCAGAGTTAGGTAGTAGTGCTGATGGTGTTGGTGTAATTAATACTGCCCCTGAGATAGATGGTGTAGTAAGAAGAATACCACTAATCATGAGAATAGGAGAAGCAACATATCCTACCATGGCAGTAGAAGTCATTAGAGTTGCAACAGGTAATCCAAGTTATCAAGTCAAAGCAGGAGAGAGTGGAGTTCAAGCAGTAAGAGTACCAGGGTTTCCTATCATCAACACAGACCCAAATGCAAGAATCTGGTTACATTGGAACAAACAGTTTGAAACTATTTCTGCCTCAGAGGATGATTTTTCAAAGTTCAATGCTCGTACTGTAATCATAGGAATGACTGCTGAGGGTTTAGGTGGAATTATTGCAACACCAGTCGGTGAACAATATGATTATGTTTTATCAGCATCTACATTACAAACTATGATAGATGGTAAACAAATTAATCGTTATGATATTAGTTCATTTTTAGAATTAGTTTTATCTTTTGTTTTAGGTATCATGGTTATACTGATTACAAGATTTACACCTTATTGGTTTATTGGTTTGAGTATGTTGTCACTTTATGGTGTGAGTGTCTATGGTTCTTATTATTTATTTCACAACCATTTAATATTATCTGATGTGAGTTGGATAATTATTGTAATCACCATAGTTGGTATGCATAGTATTTTTAATAGATTTATTTTAGAGTTCAGATTAAAACAACAAATAAGAAAACAATTTGAAACTTATCTAGACCCAAGACAAGTTGCAGAGTTACAGAAAGACCCAAGTAAATTAAAACTAGGTGGTGAGAGAAGAGAGATGAGTTTTCTGTTTATGGACATTGTAGGGTTTACACCAATATCAGAATATTATAAAAACAAAGATGACCCAGAGGGATTAGTTGAAGTTATCAATGACTATCTAAATCGTATGACTAAGATTGTTTTGAAGAATGGTGGAACAGTTGATAAGTACATGGGTGATTGTATTATGGCGTTTTGGAATGCACCACTAGATTGTGAAGACCATGCAGAGATGGCTGTCAAGACTGCTATCGAGTGTGCAGAGGAAACAGAAAGACTAAAACAGAATTTTAAAGAGAGAGGGTTACCAGATATCAATATAGGGTCTGGTGTCAATACAGGAACATGCATAGTTGGAAACATGGGTAGTGACACAAGATTTGATTATTCAGTTATTGGAGATGCAGTCAATTTAGCAGCCAGATTGGAAGCAGCGACCAGAAACTACAAAGATGAAAATGGTGGTATTGTATCTACTCTATATTCATCATATACTATGGAAAAATTAAACAATATAAAATCTATGAAAGTTGATGAAATCAAAGTCAAAGGAAAAGAAGAATTAATCACTATCTATAGACCCCTCTAAATGAGAATGATTCTCATTTACACCCCCCAAAAATAAGGGCAAAATAACCCTTGACAATAGTTGTATGACCTGTCATAATGGCTACAGAATCATAAAAAGAGAGAGAAAATATGAGTGAAAACAGAAAATTTAAATTAGAACAAACTTTTGATGAGATTGATTTCCATATACAATGTATGGATGAGAGAGGACAATTCCCTAATGTATGGATTAATATGATATACCTAGATGAGAATTATTCTCATATCAGAGAATATTGGAATCAAGACAAATTCAGTCTTTTAAAGGGGTTATCATTACCATACAGAATCTAAAATTAACCCTTGACATATCTTGTATGGATATGTTAAGATTGCCATGTAATTTAAATCAAGAGAGGTTGAAAATATGAAAGAGAGTATACGAAAAGAAATTATGAATATGGACTTATCAGAGTTAAATGGTCTGATAGATTTTATTCGTGATGTTCAAGTGATGAATGCAAAATCATCATTACAAGAAGGTCAACAAGTGTATGTAGTTCAAAAGACTAAAAGAGAGTTGGGTACACTTATCAAAATTAAACAAAAAAGATGTACTGTCGATATAGGTGGTCGTAGATATTCTGTACCGATGGCTATGTTGGAGGCTGCATAATGGGACAAGTAAAAGATTACGCTATGGAACAAGCTGAAAATATTCTAAATGTTACCGCCATGAAGTTAGTTGGTGGTGACATATCAGAGGATGATGCATTAGAAATCTTAGATAAGAATATGGACAATCTAGACATTCTAGGATTCGAAAATAAATTTGATGCCATTCAGGCAGTTTATGATTTAACCACTTCAATCGTAGGAGGTCGAGTTTGAGAGGTAGTTCCACAAAACCAAGACAAAAGTTTCAAGTAAAAAGTTACGAAAAGAAAAAAAACTTCAAGAAAAAACCACAGGAAAAAGCTGGTGGTCTAGAGGTAATAGTTCACGGAGATGATATAAACAAAGCATTACGAATATTCAAAAAGAAAATTCTTAAAGCTGGTGTTTTGAATCTTGCTCATGACAAGCAATTTTTTACGAAGAAAAGTGAGAAGAAAAGATTGGCCAAGTCAGCTGGAAGACAGAGATGGTTAAAGAAGTTAAGAGAAACGCCAGGGCCACATCAAATGAAAAATAATTATCGAAGAAAAAAAGGACACTAAAATGGCAGACATAAAATTATTAAGACTTACCACTGGTGAGGATATTGTAGCAGAAGTAACATACTCTGATGATGAAACAACAACAATATCAAAACCATTTGTACTTATACCGATGGCTCAAAACCCTAGTGGTGGTTCAGAGACTAAATTATATTTTTCACCTTTTATACCATTCGCTGAGAATGATGAATTTACTATCAAAGAGGAAAACATAATAACAATTAATGAACCTAAAAAAGAAATAACAGACAATTATTTACAATACACAGGTCAAATCGTACCAGTTGAGAAAAAGATTATATCATGACAGATGAGACAAAAGACAATATAATTATAGGCCCTTGGTCAGGTCATAATAAAGTTAATAGTGAAGATGCTGAAAATTGGGTAAAGAAAAAATATGACCGAGCATTAGAAAAAAATACTACTCAATTAGAAATGCAATCTAAGATACTTAAGGTTGATTCTATAACTGAAAATATTATGGTACAATTAATTCATACCTTATCAGAACAAGGTTATGAAATAGGAAAATCAGATTTTATTTTAGATATAGGTTTTTTATCAGAAGTAGTTAAGTCTGCTATGTTTAGACAAGAAAACCTACCACATATAATTCAAGGATTAGTTGATTCTCTAATGGTACCCGATAGGACTGAAAATGCAGATGGTGTTGATATGCACTATTCTAAGTTCGATAGTGGTTTATTGAAAGAGTTGGTAGAGATGGCAGAAACTATATCAGAGGAGCAGACCGATGTTGAATTTCTACCAGATACAGAATTAGAGACTGACCCTGAAGAGATATCAAAGTGGAAAGATGAAAAAGAAAAAGGTTCTTTACATAATTTGAGAACAGAAAAAATTCATGGTAAAGATGATGAAGATAATGACGGAAAAGAATTTTAAGAATTACAATAATGTAATCGCCGATATGACTATACGAGGCGTTAATTTAGTCAAATTAAATTTAATTTTCGAAAGGAGAAAATAACATGGGTAGAAAAGCACTATCAAAAACACAACGCGTATTAAATGCATTTGAATCAGGTAAGACACTTACTTGGTCTCAATTAAGAAGTCAGTTTGACCTAACATCACCACAAGCGATGGTTGACAAATTAAGAAGTCAAGGTCATATGATTTATATCAATAAAACTGCAAATGGTACATCATATCGTATGGGTGAACCAACACAAGCAATTATTAACGCTGGTGTAGGTGCAGTATTGATGGGTGGTAAAGTTGATAAAACAATTATTGCTGCTGGAATCAAAGCACTTTATGGAACAGGAGTTTCATACGCTTCTTAATTAATTAAGAATTAGTGGGGTGGTCTTCGGGCCACCCTTTCTAAAGAGAGAGATATGAATTCAATAAAAATTATAGAAAAAGGATTACTAGGTGTGATTGCACTTCTAACGATTGTTGCAACCATACAAGAGATAATGTCAATATACATGGTAGGAAAAGTTAATCTACCTGATTTGTTATTGTTGTTTATATACACAGAGGTCTTGGGTATGATAGGTGTATTCTATATGAGTAATAAGATACCTATTA